GATAGGAGTTCTCCGACATAGTACCGGGCAACTTGGGCGCACCTGGCTTGCGGACTCTCGGCTTGATATAATCTTTCAGCCATTCGTCCACCCAAGTCGAGACTTTCATATCGGTTCCGATGTATCCGCTCTTGGCCGCATCTATCTTCCGTGCCAGTCTGCGCTCCGCCTCGCGTTGCGTCTTCCCCGTTGCCTCGTAACGCTTGCCATTATAGGTTTCCGTTGCTCTCGGATAGTTGTACTCTTTCTTCTTAGCCAATATTGTACCTCGAAATAATAGCTAATATTTTACCTACATCCGCAGGAATCAAGCTGTTTTTGCCAACATACGAGCGATTCTGTTTTTGATTAATAGTATCGCCTGACGATATATCAGATATCCTCAATATCCTTTATCGGCCTACCGTTATAGAAGTCATCATTGAGTATGTGATTGACTTCATGGCGGTAGGTCTTTTTTGCTTTGCGCATATCGCAGAGGAGGTTCTTATCCATGAGTATGGTGAATGTGCCGTCTTCGTTCAATACAACGCAGCCGCCCTCCGTTCCGTTGTCGGGTGGGAACGGAACCCAATACACCCTATAGTCTACCCCTGGAATAAGACTCAATCTTTATCACTCCCAATGAAATCAGACAGCCAGTCGGCGAGTCTGAGCGCCTGCGCTTCGGTCATGTTCTTTGTGGCGGACAGCAACGCTCTGCGCCCAGGTTGGTTTCTTAAAGCCTCTAACGCCACTTCAAGCCCTGTATCGGTTGGCATTTCCACTTTCGGCTTAACTTCTTCTTCTGCCGCCTGGACTTGCGGTTTCGGAGGCTCCGAAATCCTCTCATTCGGCAGCAACAGCCCCGGCGCAATCCCAAGCTCTTTTGCCATTTCATAAACATTGTCCGGCGTAACGCCAACAAGGTCACCAACCGTAACGCCAAAATAATCCGCAACTCTGAGTAAAGTTGCGTATCTTGGCATAGCGCCTTTGACCCACCGTGTAATAGTAGATTTCTGAATACCGATTTCTACCGCAACCGCCGATGGAGATTTGCCTTCTTTGGCGCACAGCCTCAAATAGTTTTCATAAAATTGCACAATACGGCCTCCCTTGATTTGTTCATTCATACAAAGATGCTGCAATAGGCAATTTTGGAGTTGACTTTGATTATTTTATGTTATACTATGGCATCGTGAGTTGCGTAAGTGACAACAAAAATCCAAGCCCCGGTAGCGATTACCCGTGCGTTGCTTTGTATGAGTGTCAGCAACATCATAATAACACACACGGGTTACAAATGCAATAACAAGATACGGGGCTGGCGCAACTCTCCACCACAAAAGAGAGGAAAGGAGGAGGGATATGCCACCGAACGATTTTCAGAAAGCCGTAAAGCATCGGCTGATAGACCTTGAAAAAACCAACAAATGGTTATGCGAAGAGGTCACGAAGAGATGCGGGCGCTACTGCGACAATGCCACGCTGCGCCGATGTTTGGACGGCACGACAAAGAAATCGCCGATTATTGACGCTATCCGGGAAACGCTCGATCTGCCCGAAGAATAACATCACCGATGTCCTATAGAACGGACAGAGAAGAAAGGAGAACGTTCCTTGGGTCGCAAGTTTGAACCCATCATAGACCCTGAGTTTGAAGCTTTGATACCTCCGTTGTCGGATGAAGAGTTTTCCCAACTGGAGCAGAACATACTGGACGCGGGGGAATGCTATGACCCTCTGATAACTTGGAACAAGGTTCTGTTGGATGGACACAACCGTTGGAAAATCATTCAGAAACATCCTGACGAAATCAGCTACGAATGCTCAGAGATGATTTTCTTCTCCCGAAACGAAGCGATGGTTTGGATGATTCGCAACCAGTTAGGCAGACGGAATCTCACGGCATTCGCCCGCACTGAACTGTCCTTGAAGCTGAAGCCACTGTTAGCTGAAGAAGCGGAAAAGCGAATGAAAGCTGGGAAAGCAGACCCTACGCAGAAATCTGCGGGGGGTGAAGTCAGAGATGAAATAGCCAAGGCTGCCCAAGTATCACACGATACGGTTTCTAAGGTAGAGAAGATTCTCGACAAAGCCCCGGAAGAAGTCAAAGACCAACTAAGGCGCGGAGAGGTCAGCATCAATAAGGCTTTCAACATGGTACGAGATTCGGAAAAGCAGAAAGCCGATACGGACGCGCCGAATCCTACTCGTAAGGTCAAAGAATACGGAGTGTCGGATCTGGAACGAGACATTACCGAAATCCTTGATTGGTGCATAGACCAACTCCATATCCTTATTGACGCACACCAGGATATTGCCACAGACAGCCCGGATACAGTGCTTACGGCCATCGAAGAGTTTGAGCGGAGCATGGCCGAAGTGAAAGAACGAGTCCAATAATACAACACATAAGAAAGGATAAAGCAAATGAAAAGTGCTCCCGAAATCATCACCCCGCAAATGGCCAAGAAGTATCTTGAGAAAAACACGAACAACCGCACTGTCCGCCCCAGCACTGTCAAGCGGTATGCGAATGACATGAAAAATGGGAACTGGCAGTTCACCGATCAGGGCATCTCTTTCCATGAGGACGGCTCCCTGGCAAACGGTCAGCACCGCCTTCTCGCCATCATTGAGAGCAACACTCCCACAAAGATGTACGTTACCCGCGGAGTTCCCAACGGGTCTAGAATCTTTGACCGTGGCGCAAGCCGCTCTGCGGCCGATACCCTGACCATCTCCGGCTTTGGCGGAGAGATAGCCAACAACAATCTCCTCGCAGGCGTTAATTTTCTGTTTAACTACAGCAAGGGTCGTGCGCCTACCGACACTATGATTGCCCGCTTTTGCAGCGAGAACCATGACCTCATCGTAAAGGCTACCGAACTCACCACCAGTGGCAGCGGAAAAGACAAGCCCGCAAGAAAAGCCCCCGTGGTTGCCGCTGCGTTCTGCGCCCTCTTCTGTGGCATAGACGAGGATGGGCTGCGTGATTTCTTCTCCGCCGTCAATACCGGGTTCATTGATGGGCGAGAGCAGTCCGCCGCCATCGTTCTTCGCAATTACCTCACGATGAAGTACGGACGTGCGTCATCCGATGAAAAGAAATACCTCTTTATGGCTACCACTCAGGCCATTTCCGATTTCACAAAAGGCAGGAGCCGGACGAAATCGTACCCGGCCAATACCAAGCCCGTATTTTATAGGTACGTCAAGGCGGAGCTTCTCGACGATTACCAGATGTCATGAGAAAGCCTAATATGCCTCCGTGCAAGGAAAGCCGTGACAGCCCGGACTGCCCAAATAGGGCGGTCGGCTGTCAGGCGACATGCGAGAAATATCTTGCGTTCCGTGCCGAGCGTGACAAGCTGTCGGCGGAACGAAAGAAAGAATATATCGCATGGGATTATGACGCAGCCGCAATATACAGAAAGCGTCATTCGCTGAAACAGACGGACGCGGGGCGCAAGGCACTGTCGAAGAGGTAACACGTTATGCCGAGAGTGAATCTCAATGTGAATTCTGCGGTAAAGGACAGGCAGAAACTCCTTTATGACCGCTATGGAGGTTTCATGACCATAGCGGAAATCATGAGGGAACTGGGCGTGAGCCGAAACACCGCCATCAGATTTGCCGCACAGTTGCCGTGCTACTATCCCACCGGGGTAAGAAGGTATGACATACGAGATGTCGCCAAGGCGATAGAGACGAGGAGGAACCAATGAGAAAAGACCCATACGGAGCCGGAGGGGCGGTAAGACCTTGGCTCAGTTCCGATTCTCTCCCTCCGTATAATTTCGGAGAGGTAGGCGTTGTAGGTGGGCAGGTCGGCCACCACAACATCAATGAAGACAACCAAAAGGAGATAGACGCCTGTCTTCATTGCCCATTTCCCTCCTGCGAGGGAACCGCCAACAAGTGCCGTTCGTTCCGGGTACACTACATAGCACGATTGGAGCACAGAGAATGAGCCTCGTATACGAACACCATGACACCAGAGATGACTGGCTGTTTGGGCGAAACAATTTCATAGGTGCGTCCGAAGCCGGAGCCATCATGGGCGTTGGCTTTATATCAAGGATTGACTTATGGAAGGAGAAGACCGGGCGCTCCGAACGAAAGTCATTGGAGAAGAACGAGGCGGTTCAGTACGGAAAGCGGGCTGAAAACCCCCTTAGAAATCTGTTCTTGGCAAAGCACCCGGAATTTGCCCGACAGTATCGCCCATATGACTATCTCTATCAGGAAGAACGTCCGTGGCTGAGAGCCACATTGGACGGAGAGATATATCTGTACGGCAAGAGCGATGACCGTGGCATTTTGGAAATCAAAACCGCCACTTGTTCATCACGAGCCGACTGGCAGAAATGGAACAAACAAGTGCCTGACGGGTATTACTGCCAAATCCTGCATCAGATGCTTGCGTCCGGCTTTCGGTGGGCATATCTGTTCGCCGAACTGACGAACGGAGTGACGGGTGTCGCGGAACTGCGCCAGTACTACTTTGCTGCCGACGAATGCCGAGAGGATATGGAGTATCTGCTCGGCGAGGAGGAAACGTTTTGGGAGTGCGTACAGACGGACAGAATGCCGTCCGTGCCACTGAGGATATAGTTATGAAACAATACGAAGAACACGATGGAATCAGAACCTACTTTGCGACAGACCGGGATATCTTCAATATGACTCACGGCTTCGACCTTAACGAGGTCTGCCGTTACCACAGGGAAAAGGGCGGAGTTGTCTGCGACCAAAAAAAGCGCACTGATGCCATGTGCTCTGTGTGTGGGTGGAATCCGAGAGTGTCGCGGATGAGGATACGCAAATTCCTTGAGGGGAAGGAGAAGAATGAGCAGTCAGATGTCATTTGAGGTCACCACAGACCTCACGCCGGTTATCAGTACGGACATAACAGCCAACTTTGATGCGCTAAAAGAATGGCTGTCCGAAAACCTCGCACCTTACGCAACGATGGTGGTCACGGAGGAGAGCATATCGGACGCAAAAAAGACCAGGGCGGACATCCGCAAGGTTGGTGAATCCATAGACAGTCAGCGAAAGGCTGTCAAGAAAGAGTGGATGCGCCCCTACGAGGCGTTTGAGTCAAAGGTCAAGGAACTGACGGGCATCGTCAACGAGGCTGTCACAAATATCGACAGCCAAATCAAAGAGATGGAGAACGCCGAGAAAGAAGCCAAGCGTCAGCGGCTTTGGGAACTGTTCACATCCTCTTCCGAAGACATCCGTGAGTATGTCGAATTCGAGGATGTCTTCGACAAGAAGTGGCTGAACGCCACGTTCCCGGAGACAGACGCCGCCAACTCCATCGTCCGGCAACTGGAAGATATCCGTGATGGGCTTAACGCTATCCGTGGTATGGAAAGTCCCTATGAGGCTTCCATGCTGTCCGAGTATGCCAAGAGTCACAACCTTGCCAAAGCTATGGCGGAGGGGAAGCGTCTTGAGGCTATTCAGAAAGTCGAGGAAGAGCGTAAGGCTCGTGAAGTGGTCGTAATGAAGTGGGAGCCTCCTACGGACGATGGCGAAGAAACTGAGGTTGATGTTCCGAAGAAACCTTTCAAGTGGCCGTCCGCCGTTCCTAAGACCTACGGCTATCAGTTTACGATGCCATCCATGACGATGGAGCAGATGAAAGCGCTCAAAGCCTGCCTTGACGAAAACGGCATTGAGTATAAAGCGAAAAAACTCTAAGGAGGTAATGATATGAGAGGAGCCGCAGCGGTGAAACCCACCGCAAATAAACAGACACTCGCCCCGGTGCAGAAGAGCGAGATTACGGACAAGCCGCTGAAATTCAGCGTCAACGGCAAAAGCGTAGAACTGAGCATCGCATTGACTCAGGCGTATTTCTGCCCGCAGGCGACCCCCGCCGAGGCGTATGTCTTCAACGCCTGGTGTCAGCACAACGGACTCGATCCGTGGCGCAAGGAAGCCTACCTTGTCAAGTACGGCAACAACCCCGCCCAGATGTTGACCGCAAAGGATGCGTTCACCAAGAGGGCGGAAGCCAACCCCCGCTACCAGGGTCAGAAAGCTGGAGTCGTTGTCCGCAAGGAAGACGGCACAATTGAGAACAGGCTCGGTGAGCTTGTCCTTGAGGACGAGGAACTGGTCGGCGGATGGGCTGACGTGTTCGTTAAGGACTACGTCACCCCCATATCGGCTGTCGTGTCTTTCAGCGAACGCTGCCAGTACAAGGACGGCAAGCCTATGGCGAAATGGGCAACGAGTCCCGCCCTCATGATCAGGAAGTGCGCTCTGGTCGCCGCCATGCGTGAGGCGTTCCCCAACGAGGTCGGCGGTATGTACATCCCCGACGAGATGGAAGCGGGAGCCACTATCTCCGATGAGGACGCTGCGCCCACGGCATACCAGGATGTAGCCTACACGGACGTTGCCACGGGAGAGGTTTTCACGCCCGACGATGACGATGAGCCGTCCATCTTCGACACAGAGGGGTAATCTATGGGATACGCCAAACAGAAGAACATGATGGTGATGTGGGGCATCGCCACGAGCGAACCGAGACTCCGCACCACACAGAGTGGCAAGCATGTTTGTTCGTTCTATCTCCAATACAATAAGCACGTCAATGAGGACGGGCAGAAGGTAAAGGAGAGCATGAGCGTAACTGCGTGGAATGACCTTGCCGAATACATCTGCGACAACGATATCGGCATTGGGAAATACGATGAACTTCTCGTCTGCGGAGAAATCGTTCCCGACACCTACTACGGAAAGAACGAAGACCCCAACGTTCCCAAGTACAAAATCAACGCCGAACTGATCCTTCCCATGACTTCCATCTATCAGCTGATGATGATGGTGGTCAACGGAGGCGGGCAGCCCATCCGTGAAGAGCATAAGCCGAGCATTGTTTCCAAGCGTGGAAATCTCAACGTGGACGAGGATGCCCCGGACGAGGATGAAAGCCCGTTCGTGGATGACGATTCCGATGACGGAGAACTCCCATTCTGACATTAGGGGGAGATGAACTCTCCCCCTCTACATAGAGGTCACTTATGCCAAACAGAATTATCAAAGAGAGTGCGTTTCTCAGCGAGAAGATATCGCAACTCACAGACTTTGAATTTCGGCTTTGGGTTGGACTGATCACACAGGCGGACGATTTAGGGCGTGGTGACGCGAGACCCGCAATCATCAAAGGCAGAGTATTCGCTCTTCGGAATCGTACTACGGAAAAGGATATAGAAAATGCGCTCCTACATTTGGCGGCTGTCGGCTGCGTTTCCCTCTACACGGTAGGCGGGAAGCCCTACTTCCAGTTCCCAAACTGGGCGCAACACCAAAGAGTGAGAAAAATCCAACCGAAATACCCCGGAGAAGACGAGGCAGACAACCTGCGGCAATCTGCGGCAATTTGCGGCGAAACGCCGCCCCCGCGCGCGCGCGAAGAATCCAATCCAATCCAATCCGAATCCAATCCGAATCCAATCCAATACGAATCCAAAAAGAATACGGTCATGGATTTGGCTCCGTGGGAAACGGATGAGGTTTCATGAGCGATAAGTACGATGTAACGAAATACAGTCCTGACGCATGGTATATGGCGGAGGAGTCCGTAGCTGGGTGCATACTCGTTGAGCCTACGGAAACCCTCCCCATAGTGCGGCAGGTGGTGTCCGCAGATGACTTCGGTGTGGAGCAGGCGAAGTCCGTGTTCATGTCGGCTTGTCTTCTTGCGGACGCAAGGAAGCCGATAGACCCAACAACGATACTCAACCAGGCAAAAGAATCGGAGTTGCCTCTAACGGATGAATGGGTGCGTCAGACCATGCAGGCGTATCTGACTACGGCCAACGTGGAACTGAACGCCACCATCATCAGGGAAGCGTCCATCCTGCGGAAGTCCAAGGAGATAGGCATGGCTCTTGTCGATGAGGGCATAACTCCGCAGGATGCCGTGGAACAGCTGCAGGATACGCTGTCGCACAGAGTCACCCTTCTCGCAACGCCGAGAGAGGACGCGCTTGAGTTCTATCAGTACCTCAAGAGCGTGTCATCGGGAGAAATAAGACCGTTCCTATCCACCGGGTTGACGAATCTGGACGATATGCTCGGTGGGGGTCTTATCTCCGAGGGGCTTATCACGTTGGCCGGAAGACCGGGGCAGGGCAAGACGGTTGCGGCGTTGGTCATAGCGGAGAACGTGGCCGCGCGGGGCGGAAAGGTTTTGTACGAGAGCCTCGAAATGAGCAAGGAACAGCTTTGGGCGAGGCGTGTGAGCCGAAAGAGCCGTGTCCCGTACAAAAAGTTGATGAATGGGAGTTTCGACCAGGAAACGCAGAGAGACTGGAAAGCAATCTTGGATGCCATGTCCGACTTATCGAAGCGGAACATAATCATCAATTCGACAAACGCAAAGATGGCGGATATAGAACGTCATGTACGGCAGGCCGGGAAACTGGACTTGATAGTGATAGACCATCTCGGGCTTATCATCCCTGACAAGGTAACGGATAGTCTGTATCTTCCAACAACGATGGCTTCACATGCTTTGAAACGGTTGGCAAAGTCAACCGGGACGCCCATTCTGATGCTCTGCCAGTTGAATCGCGCGAACACGCAAAGGCAAGATAAACGAGGAACGCTTGCCGATTTGCGCAACAGCGGAGCAATCGAAGAAGACTCGGACGCCGTCATCTTCATCCACCGTGAAGCATATTACCTTCCGCCTAACCAACAGCCCGCCCCAAACGAACCCCAGACGATGGAGTTCAATGTGGCGAAAAACAGACACGGCGAAACGGGAACGGTCTATATGGACTTTCTTGGAATGTACGCCAATATCATGGCGCAGGAGCGGTACGATGGCTATTGACATGAAAGAAATCATTGGAATGTGCGTGGCTGCCGCCGCGTCGGTCGCACTGTTAATCCTCTTCTGCTTCGCCGGAGCGAAAGTATCGGGTATAGAGGACGAGAGAGAAGAACATTATTGGAAGGGGAAGAAATAAATGTGGTTTCAGTTTTGGGCTGTAATAGGCGTGCTCGGTGCGCTGTACATATGGAGCGAGTGGAGGCGCGACCATTACTCTGAATGAATTTCAAGGACATTAATGACATGCCTCCCGGAATGCGCAAGCTGTACGAACAGCAAGTTCAGCGGAAGACGCGGGATACGGAAACGAAGCGGTGGCTTGCGGAACTCACCCAAGCCACCGATCCGAGGCAAAGCAAGTACAACGCAAAGCCAACGGACAGAGTGCTTCCGAACGGAACGGTCATAAAGTTCGACAGCAAAAAAGAAGCTGTCTATTATGACGAACTCAAGATATGGGAGTCGGCTGGGCGAGTCAGAGATATCCGATTGCAGGTTCAGTTTCTGCTCAAACCCGCCTACACGGACGGTGCTACCGGGGAACGGTTCCGTGCGATAAACTATCTCGCTGATTTTGTGTTCGAGAGAATGGATGACGATGGAGAGTGGAAACAGCACATCGTTGATGTCAAAGGACGCAAAACGGCAGAGTACTCAATGAAAAGAAAACTGATGGCCGACATGGGCTATCGGATTGAGGAAGTGTGATATGAGAATTATGCTTGACGAGGGAGCGTTCGCTCCGACACGGGCGCATCCTACGGACGCCGGGCTTGACTTGAGAGCCAAAGAGCGTGTGAAGATATGGCCACAACTGTCCGCCACCATAGACACGGGCGTTCATGTCGAACTGCCCCACGGATACTACGGAAAGATTGAGAGCAAGTCTGGGCTGAACGTGAAGCACAACATCGTCAGCTGCGGTGGGACGATTGACGAGCCGTACCGTGGGAGCATCGTGGTGAAGCTCTATAACCTCGGCGACAAAGCCTATGTCTTTGAACCGGGTGATAAGATAGCCCAGCTTGTAATACAACCGTATATCGCCCCGGAGATAGAGCTAGTTGACGAACTCACGGAAACAGACCGTGGGAGCAACGGATTCGGCTCATCCGGGAGATAAAGAGAAAGGGAGAAATGAGATATGAAGAAACCGTCAGTGCTGTGGTGGGTCGTGATAGCCGCCTTTGCGCTCGGAGAGGGAATCGTGCTGACCGTACTCGCCGTATGCCAAACGCTGTATGTCAGTGACCCTCTGCTGATATGCGGACTCTGCGCGGGAATCACCATAGCGATAGCCATATTGTTCTCCGGGTTCACGGTGAAGAGCGAAACGGAGCATACATACGCAGAGTATGTTGAACTTGCCGCCAATGGCAAGAGGACAGACCGTCCTCTTCTGGACACCGACCCGGAGGACATCACGAAGATTGACGAACTGCTGAGAAAGGAGGACACCCATGTACAAGGGAAAACACCTAAAGGAAAACACGAAGCGAAAGCCACGAAAGCGTGAGATTCCGAAGACGGCGAACAACGTTGTCACGGTAAAGCGCCCCAAAAGCGTGGACTATATCATAGCGGAGGTCAAGTCATGGGATGACTGACCCCTCCGAATAAATGAGAGCGCCGCAGAAATGCGGCGCTTTTCGTCATTTTGAACAAAAGCATTGACAAACACAACATATTGTGGTATATGGTAATGTGAACCACAAGATGTTGTGTTTATGAGTTTAGCGAGAAAGGTTTTTATGGACGAGAACAGGGCCAAAAAGAAGTTATGCTGGCACTGCCGACGGGAACTCAACGATAAGAACAGTTGGAATCCTACAGACGGCTTTGACCGTGGTGCGCCCACGTTTTACTGCGTGAGCTGCCAAAACCAGTATTTCCTGCAACTGGCCAAAATCGTCGGAACCGACCTCGCTTATTTTTATTGCTGTGTTAAGTTCGATGTTCCCTATCTGCCGGAGAGAATCAAAGAATCCTACAAGTACCGCATAGAGTATGGGCCGTGGGGCGGATACATCGTGGCTCTCAGAGCGGCGAAACTCCACGAACTCGGCGGACGTTGGGCGGGATTCGCAGACGGAAACGTAGACATCAAGAAATCTTTCAGAGAACTGGCGGACATCGGCGGAGAGAGCGCCATCGAACTGTTGGAATCCAAGAGCAGGACGGCGGACGAGAACGCTTACTTTTGGGGCGTGTCCTACGGAGAATCCGGGGAAGCCTATACCGAGGCAGACTACGATGCCCTGAACCGGGTATGGGATGCCATGACGGAGGGGCGGAGCGGCATCAGTTCCCAGTCCCGCATGGCCATTCAGGACATAGCGCGGTGGACTCTTGAGCGAGACAAGCTCATGGCGTCTAAGGAGTTCGACGACGCAAAGAAAGTTGACGCCATGATCGAGAAGCTGAAGGAGTCAGAACAGCTTCGCAAAAAGGACGAACTCCCCCAAGACCGTGTTCGCATTGACGACATCGTGAAAGCCGTGGAACGCGCCGGCCTGAACATGATGGACTATGACGAGTTGTGCAGACAGCTTGCGACATACATGTTCCATACGCCCTACGGCTATACGAGAGACGCCGCAGACCAAATGCTTCTGCTCATCCGAAACGCCACGGCGTTCAACGAGAACGTGCCGGAGATAGACCGTCTGCCCGACGAGTTCGCAATGGCAGATCCTCTCGGAGAATTTGCGCAGGAACAGGACGAAACGGAGAAACAGATATACAAAGACCTCGGGCTTGCGCCGCTGCATATGAAAGGCGGTGACGCAGATGGCGGTAAACAGTAAAGACCGAGAGGGCATCAACTACGATGAGTTCGCAACGCCGACCTGGGCATTGTTGCTCTCATTCTTTCGCTGGTATCCCGACCTCCTTGAGGATATTTGCAGAGGAGAGAACGCTGAGTTCTCCAACAGCCTGATAAACCGGGTCATGAAGAGATACATGGCTCGATATCAGGAAACTTTCACCACGGGTTCCCGCGGCATAGGCAAGACCACCACTGTGGTGGCCGACAAGTGCGACAAGGGAATCCTGTGGCCGGGAGAGATAACCGGGTACTACGCCCCGGTCATGACGCAGGCGGCTCCCCTCGCGTCCAAAGCCTACGCCACTTATAAGCGGAACGTTCCGATACTGGCAGACCACTGGATTAAGAACAGTGACACACGAGACCGTTTCAGAGTGACCACTCCGCACGGCTCCATGTTCATCATGAACATCGACCGCGGTATCGACACATCCGGCGTTGTGGCGGAAGAGTGTGCGCAGGAAGACCGCAATCCGTTCGACTGGGAAGATTTCAATCAAATCGTCCTCGGAACGAACCGACTTGCTTATAAGGTCAACGGGCGGGCGGACGAATCCCACGTTGATTCTCAGATACACTACATCACATCCGCCACTCGGCGTGAGAACGAAGCCTACGGAGTGTACATCAATCTGCGCAAGGCTATGCAGGACGGAGAAGACGCTTACGCCGTGAGTATGCCGTGGCAGGTTCCCGTCCTGGCGCGGATGAAATCGGTGAGCTACTACCGAATGCTGCGCAAGAAACTGACATCGGAACAGTTCATGCGTGAGTGTGAAGCAAAGTGGACGGGAAGCATAGAAAACCCCATCATCCGAGACGATGTACTTTCTGCAAGCCGAAAGCTGAAGGTGATGGAGGACAAGCACTGCGGTGACCCGGAATGCTTCTACATCATCGGCTATGACGTTAGCTCCCGTGACGTGATGAACAACGCCCTGACCGCAATGGCTGTGGTCAAGTGCGAACGGCAGTATCACACGGATCTGGCAGACGAGTACCGCAAATCGCTCGTCTATGTGGAAGACCGAAAGCCACCGAAGACAGCAAGGGAACATGCCGCCATCATCAAGCGGCGTTGGAGAGATTACTGCATCGAAGAGGGGCGTCCCGCTTTCGTGGTGGTGGACGCACGAAGCTACGGTCTGAGCGTTATCGAGCATCTGCACGAAGATTTGGGAGACGGGCTTCCCCCTTTCCGCACGATGAACAATGACCTCACGTTTGCGGAACTGGTACAGCCGGACGCCATTCCGTGCCTATACGCCTTGCAGGCATCGGGAACTTCGGGAGCAGACCCAAACGCCGTCATGCTTGACTACATAGAGCGGGAGTTTGAGAGAGGGAATCTCCGCCTGCTTACATCGAACCTTTACGAGGGACTGCAGGCGTACAAACTCAAGCACGAAATCAAGGACGATATCCGAGACCCGGAGATACAGGCTCCCTACGGAGCAACGAACCGACTTGCGAGGCAGATAGGAAATCTGCAAAAGAAATACGGTGCGGTCGGATGGACGGAACAGCAGATAAACAAGAACATCCAAAAGGATATGTGGTCTGCCCTGCTCTACGCCTGCCGGATAGCGCAAAGGTTGGAGAAATCCGAACTGTATGCGCAGAACCGCAGAAAGAACGAGTGGGAAGAACTTGCCCAAAAGTATGATGGTTACACCGGGGACTACGCACCGAACTCAAAGTTGGCAAAGCAGAGGCGCAGCGGAAGGCTGGGCGTGAAACGATGAACAGACTATGGGTATGCCGCTCAACAGCGGAGAATATAACGCGGGCTGAGAAGTATGAGTACTTTAAAGCCAACGATAAATACTGCCTTGTCATTACGGACGAAACGCCTGAGAAAATGGCGGAAGTCACGAGTGACGCCGCCCGTTCTCTTACCATGCAGGATTGGGAATGGATACAGACGGTCGGCGCAAAAATCAAGGCAGAGCAGGAGTATAAGGCGTTCACCGAGAAACAGAAAGAGTTCTTGGTACGCTTCGAGGAAGAGTTGAAAGGGAGAATGACCGATGGCAGAAACCCCGATGGTGACGGAACAGGTTAATACCGACACTTGGGCGGAGCTTGCCAAGGGCATCAAGCGCCTGAACGGTCAGTACGGCTCTCTCGGAATGGGTTCCATCTTCTCTGCGTGGACTGCCGCAGGAGGAATGAATCTGTTTACCAGCTGGCCTCAGATTCAGAACTCAAGGATAAAGGGAATCAATACCAAAGCGGCGGACTACACAAAAGACCAAATAGCCGAGATGGTGCAGAATCCCTCGTCTAATGAGCGCTCTCTCCGCGCGGTATCCGCATCGCTTGACTCCTCCGCAATGACTTATGCTGTTATCCTCGACGCCTACCAAAACATCCCAACCTATGATTGGTATGTATACCCTTCCGAGGGATTGGATGAAGTCGGATACAAACAGATGATTCGGGACTTTGTGCTGACGCAGAGACTTGCCGAGAAAATGAATCCGGCCGCTATGGCGCGGAAAATAAACGGTGAATGCGTCAAGTACGGCAAGGTCTTCTACACACCACGTTACGACGTGGATAAATCCCACAACAAGGTAAAGTACGCCTTTCTGCAACAGCTTCCCACAGACTGGTGCATGATAGTTGGAGAAAACAATGGCCCAGGCAAATACACCGTGGCGTTTAACCTGATGTATTTCTGCACTCCGGGAACTGACCCGCGCCAATTCGGTGATTTGTTTACGCCGTACATGGAGGTCTTTTCGGACGTACTGGAAGAGCGAAGCCAGTACATCTACACATCCAAACAGCAGAGATACGGCATAAACGCCGAGCGGTTCCGGGCCAATGACGTGGCGCAAACGGTGGGAAATCCCACTTGGTATCAGGTGGGAACGGTAAACTACTACTGGGTCAACCTTCCGGCGGATAAGGTCATCGTGTTTGAACGCAATGACCGCACCGTGGATAACGTACCCGAAACCACCGGCATGATGGTGAGCATGTCTCAGATACCCGCGTATGAGGCGGCGCAGTTGGAAATCATACTCAACCCGTTGACCTCCATCATGACGGGCGAACTGCCAATGTATGATACGCAAGGCGTTCCGGGAGCAGACCCAATCGCCATCTCCCCCGCACAACGGGAACTGTTCGAGACCTTCTGGTATCAGATGTTGGCGAATAACAATACGTCGGGCATTGGGCTTTACTTAGCGCCTGCGAAGAATATGAAATTGCAGACGATTACCGACACAGTATCGTCCACGTCCATTGCCGAACACGCCTATTCTGACCAAGTGCAGAAAGCGGGTCTCGCCGCTGTCATCCCCACGTCGGAAGACCCGAAGGTTGGCGTGGCGGAACTGGCCGCAAAGATTGCGGCGAGAAAAGTACAGCCGATATACGACACGTTTGAGCGCATGATGAACGCCATCTTCGATTCACTGAATCTCAAAACGACGATGCGGTTCAATATGTTTGGAGATGTGTTCAGCCGCGACCGTGAGATGGAGCAGGTTCGCAAAGACATGACGCTCGGACTGATGGAAGCGACTTTCAAATACAACGCCATGATGGGACACAGCTTGCTTGACGATTTGGCAATCAGCAAGTTCGTGGTCGAAAGCGGCATCATGAACCGCAGACAGCCGCTCATCTCCACATATAGTGCAAGGCAGAGGGACGGTACGCTTCCTCCGCAGGCGGCGCAGGAACTCAATCCGGGCGGAAGACCTCCCGAAGACGGGAGCCAGTCCGGGCAGAAGCAAAGAGACCTTCTTCCCGGAGGCGGAGGAGAGTCTACGCCGACGCACAGAGTAGACCCCAGAGACGAATGGAACTGGGACGATATGGACTAAGAAAAGGGTGAGGCAGATATGGAAAAGATAAGAGCATTTACGGGTGAACTCAAAGTTCTTGAGACTGCCAACCCAAAGCTCTACGCCGTAGAAATCATGGCGTTGAACTCAGAAGTCAACAGAAACAACTGGCAGTACATTAACCTTGAAAGACACCTGAATGAATTTCTCGACATTCCTATCCTGACAGCTTATGTAGGCGGCGGGATGATTGTCGGGGATGGACACAACTACGCCATGAAACGTGACCCGAACACGGGAGAGGAGTACGCCTCCTTTACATCCTCTGATGCGGAGAGAATAGTCGGGTGGATTCCTAAAGACCAGTCAAATGTCCGCTTGGAAGTAGTGGACGGAACAGAATGGGTAATTGTTAAGGGAAACCTATGGGCGTGGTATGCGAAGGAGCTAGTAGACCAAATTGCTCGACAGGGGAGCATGGAGGTTAGCATAGAGACCCTTGTGACGGATGAGCGCAAGGGAGAGGACGGAGTGGATATCGAGGAGAAATATATAGTCCTCGGAATCACGATACTCGGAAACGGCGTTGAGCCTGCCGTGGCCGGGGCGAACATCAAGACCCTCTCCGAACTTTCGGAACTGCGGAGCAATATGGCGGAAAACATTTTGAAAGCCGCAAGCTACGCAAAGCCGAATGACATCCAAGAGGAAGATGAGCCTGAAGACGAGTCGGACGAAGATGAGCCGGATGAGCCTGACGATGAACCTTCCGAAGAATCCCCCAAAGACAACGAAACAAAAGGAGTGAAAAAGTCCATGACCTACTTCACCCGCAAGGAACTTGCGGAACTGGGCAAAAAGTTCCCGGATTACAAAGTTCTTGCCGCCGTGCAGACGGAGGCGGGAGATATTCGGGTGTGCCTTATGGCAAAGGACGCCAACACTTCTGTATACAAGATGGACAGCATCGATGAAACCATCGTGCCGGAGAAGTTCCGTCGCTCCACCACCAAGGTCAACTTTGATATCGGTGAGGACTGCGACAATGCCGAGGTCGATACCTGCGAGGTCATTGATTCTCTGTCTGCGGAACTGGCCGATGCCTGCAACAATGCTTCCGACCTTGAGCAGAAGTTGAACGCCGCCAACGAGCGCATCAAGGCGATGGAAACTGCCGAACGCGCCCGCCGGGTTCAGGCCGCGAAGGACAAGGCTCATGCCGTCCTCGCCAGTCTGAATGCCAACCGCGCCGCCAAAGCGCAGTTTGAGGATGCCATCCTCAATAGCGTCATCTCCGACATCGACGCCGGTAAATACACTGAGCGCGTCAACTCCGACGGCCTGTGGGTCGGCGATGCCGAAGTCGAGCGTGACGTTTCCTTCCTCTGCATGAACGAGCAGAAGGAAATGGACAGAAAGGCCAAGGAAGCCGCTGAGACCACCTTCGCCTACAATAAGTTCCTCAATGATAAGGGCGACCAGCCCGACAGCATCGAGGGCCTGCTGTCCAATCTGGACAAAATCATCTGATAGGAGAGTGAAACAATACTATGGCTTTCATTGCTAACACCGCCTTTGAGGCCCGCATCGTAAACGACCGTTTCGATGACCTCGCCAATATCGCCGGGAAGTATTTCGTTTCCACCACCGCCACCGATTGCTCCGCCGGCCAGCTGTGCATCCGCGACAGCCTGCTTGACTGCGAGGGCTTCTCTGGTGTGAAGAACGAAAATACATGGAAGATGGTCAAGGCGACCAACTCCACCAAAGCCGGTACGCCCATCTACGCCTGCGACCCCCATGACTGGCCGCTTGCCTCCGTTAAGGGCGAACTCTATGCCGTTGGGACTGAGACCCTCGGCCTCGGCATTCCCGCCGGACGCTACGGCTCCTTCCGCCGCGTCCACTTCGACGGCGAATCTGTCTATCGCTTCGGCGTGGGCAACCTGAGTGCTTCTCTGAGCACCAACACATTTTTCACTATCAGCGCAGACGGCCTGCTGACTCCCGCCGCTTCCGCTCCCGTCACTGCCGGAACTCCCTATTTCAAGCTGATGGGAAGCGGCAACTTTACAGAGGGTACGAGCGCCAGCTTCGGCTACGTCGATTGCTTGGCCTGCGTCGCTGAGTAAGGGAGGTAACGAATAATGAAACTTTCTCTTAACAGCATCAACCCCGGCGTGTTCAAGGTTTCCGCCGAGGACACCGTAGATAACAGCAACGCCCGCGCCACCATCGTGGGAACCGGACGTATGCTCGCTTATGAGTACGCCCGCAAGGGTGCGATGGCTGTCCGTGCCGCTATGGGCAACAAGGACAACGAGATTGCCTCCGTCCTGACCGCCGAGAAGTACAAGGAAGCCAACACCAAGTTCCAAGCGGCCCACCTGCTGTACGCCGCTCGTCAGGCTGACGCCGTGCTCGGTCGCAAAGGCCCCGCCGACTTTGAGGAGTTCAAGCGCAACGGCAAGAACTACGTTAACAATGACCTGTTCCTGAAGGTTCTGATGGGCATCTATCAGGAGATTCTGACCCCCATCCTGCCCCGCGTCTACAGCGAGGCCGTTGGCGTGTTCGCCGAGGTCGTTGAAGTTCCCTTCGGCGAGACCCACATGATTAGCATTTCGTCGAATGATATCCCAGTATTCCAAGACTCGGCCTGGGGCGCTTCCCGTAGCGTTCCCCGCAACCGCTTTTACAGCAAGGACGTTGTGCTGAATCCCCAGCCCCGCACCGCGCAAATCAATGCGAAGTGGACTCAGCTGGTCGGCACGAACACCGACTTCGGTCAGTTCTTTGCGAATATCACGGCCGGCATGTACGCCAAGACGATGGGTCTGTGGAACGCCGCTATGAGCGCCGCCATTCTGGACACTTCCCTTGTCCCCTCTAATCTGAGCGTGACCTTCTCCACTCAGAACTGGGTCAAGCTGGCGAACCGTCTGAGCGCCGTGAACAACACGCCCATCAGCAACGCTATCGCTTGGGGTTCCTATCCCGCGCTGGCTCAGGTGCTTCCCTCCGACGTGACCGGTAGCACCAACGTGAACATGGACGCGGCTATCGCCACACTGCTGGGTGCTGACTACACCCGCGCCGGTTATCTGGGCGAGTTCATGGCCGTGCGTCTGATGCCTCTGGTCGATGTCATCATCCCCGGCACTCAGAACACCACCGTGTCCACCATGCTGTCCGACTCCACCGCTTATATGATGAGCGGCAACGGTCGCAAGCCCCTGACCATCGGCTATACCGAGGGTACTCCTATCACCCTTGAGGTTGACCCCTCCAAGGCGGGCGATATGGAGATTGCCATCAACATCACGATGGGCATCGACTCCGTGGCCGTCTTCGCCGACCACATCGGTGTGATTAACTTCTAATTCCATAGGGGCGGGCAATCCGCCCCTATCCATATGCTGACATAGCTCAGAGGAAGAGCGGTAGATTTCAATCTACAGACGTTGGTTCGATTCCAACTGGACAGAGGGTGCAACGCTAGACCAAAAGCGGAGGGCCGGCAGGAAACGGTATGAATCCGGCAGTAGAACTGGAAATGCGAATGTAGTACGGGACCGGCCCAACTTAAAAAATGAATAACAATAGCTAAAAAGGAGAAAGTTAGACGGCTATGGCAAATTACGCGACAATGAAGAAGGATGACCTTATTGCCCTTGCGAAAGAACAGGGCATTGAGGCGGACAGCAGTATGACCAAGGCGGAAATCATCGCCGCCATCGAGGGCGAATCGGCAAAACGTGAGGAAATTGCCGAAAGTCCCTCAGAAAACGTGGAAGAGCCTGCGGTTGACCCGACCGTGGAACTGCTCAAGGAGCAGAACGAACTGCTCCAAAAACAGATGGAGGAACTGCAACGGCAGTTGCTTGCTCTTCAGCGTCCGCAGGTGATTCAGGTTTCCGCCGACACCGAGCGTGTGCATTTTCTCTGGCAGGCGGAGGTTGCAGACTACAACCTTGAAACATTCGGGCCGGGCGGAATGTACGGTTCAATCACGGGAAAGACCGGCACGTTCTCCGTGCCGAAGAACGAACTGAGCCGCATCCTCGATGACAAGAATCGGAGATTCCTTGCGAGACGTTGGCTCATCGTGCTGGACGGACTGGACGAGGACGAGAGAGTGAGCCTCGGAGTGGACTACAAAGAGGGAGAAATCCTCGGACGGAATGCGTTCATGTACCTCATCGACATGCCCAAGGAAGAAATCTGTGAGGTATACAAGAAACTCTGCCCCAGCCACAAAGAGATGGTCGGACAGCGATTCTATGAGGCGTGGCAGAACGGCAACCAGTCCGTGACCCGCGATAAGGTCATTGCCCTTCGCAACATCACCCGCGACCAAGGACTGGATATTAAGGCGTTCCAGCAAATCGTGCAGGAAATGAACGCCGCTGACGAGGAGGAATAAGAGATGATTACGCTTGGAAACCTGAGTGACGTATTCATCGGGCTTCACGATGATGAGAAACCTACCGGGTGCTACAACGGAAGTGCCTTTCTTGAGATGGATACCGGCGCTATCTACCTGTTTGACGCGGCGTCTCAGGAGTGGCTTGCCACCTTTGCGCCCCCGGAGGAGGAGTAATCCATGAGAGAAGCAATCATTGAGGTGGCCGTGCAGGTCATCGGCGCTATCCTGATGGGCGTCGTAAGCATCGCCTTTGCCTATGTAGGAAAGTGGATGGGACAGAACAAAAAGCTGGACACCCTTTCCGCCGCCATGAGTCAGCTTGAGTTCGTTGTCAAGAACGTGGTCGGCGAACTTCAGCAGACGATGGTTGAGGGTCTTAAAGAGGAATCCGTGGACGGAAAACTTTCCGCAGAGGACATCTATGACCTCGGCAAACTGCTCGTGATGAAAGCTACCGAACAGCTTTCCGACCCCGCCTCTACTACGCTGGAGGCCGCAGGCATCGATATCGAGGGAATGATTCATTCTATCGCAGAAGCCTATATCGAGAAAATCAAGCGCGGTGACGCTTTCCTCACCGTAGCCCCTTGATGGGGCATTAAGCAAGCATAGGAGGACGTTGACTATGGCTATGTCACTGGAAGACCAAGCAGTTCTGCTGAAAGAAGTGGAAGATAGGAGCAAGGGAAATACCCGGCGCATCGAAACGCTTGAGAAAAAAGTGGACAATCTCGCCGATGTGGTCAGCGTCCTCCAAGCTATGCAGAAAGACTTGGAGCACCTGACCTCAGACGTGAGGGAAACCAAAGAGGACGTCAAGGAACTCAAAGAGAAGCCGGGAA